GCTGCGCAAGGTGGGCAACACGCTGCGGGACTCGGTCTACGCCCAGTACACCTGGGCGCTGGCGGCCCTGGGCATGGCGGACTACTGGACCGCCCGGCTCAGCCCTCTGGAGCTGATCTACAAGCCCACCGGCCAGCGCATACTCTTCCGGGGCGCGGACGACCCCATGAAGATCAAGTCCATCAAGGCCCCCTTCGGCTACATCGCCGTGACCCACTTCGAGGAGCTGGACCAGTTCGCCGGCCGGGCGGAGGTGCGCAACATCCTCCAGTCCACGATGCGCGGCGGGTCGACCTTCTGGAACTTCGAGAGCTACAACCCGCCCGCCACCCGGGACAGCTGGGTGAACCGGGACGCCCTGGACGAGCGCCCCGACCGGCTGCGGCACCACTCCACCTACCTGGACGTGCCCCGGGCCTGGCTGGGGGAGCCCTTCCTGGAGGAGGCGGAGCGCACCCGCCGCACCAACGAGCGGGCCTGGCGGCACGAGTACCTGGGCGAGGCCACCGGCACCGGCGGCGAGGTGTTCGACAACCTGGAGCTGCGCCCGATCCCGGAGGAGGAGCTCGCCGGCTTCGACCGGTTTTTGATGGGCATCGACTGGGGCTGGTACCCGGACCCCTTCCACTGGGTGAAGCTGCACTGGGACCCGGCGCGGCGCACGCTCTTCCTGGTGGACGAGTACCGGGCGGTGAAGCAGTCCAACGCCGAGACCTGGCGGGCGCTGCAGGAGGAGAAGGGCGTGGGGGAGCTCGACCTGATCACCGCCGACAGCGCCGAGCCCAAGAGCGTGCAGGACTTCCGCAGCTACGGAAGCCTGTGCCGCGGGGCGGTGAAGGGGCCGGACAGCCGGCGCTACTCCTTCAAGTGGCTGCAGTCGCTGGCGAAGATCGTGATCGACCCCGCCCGCTGCCCCCACGCCGCCCGGGAGTTTCGGGAGTACGGCTACGAGCGCACCCGGGAGGGGGAGCTGCTGAACAGCTTTCCCGACGGCGACGACCACGCCATCGACGCCGTGCGCTACGCCACCGAGCGGGTGTGGCGGCGGAGCGGACAGTAGGAGGGAGGCGCGAGCATGGGCGTGACCCGTCAGATTCGACAGACGCTGAAAAGGTGGTGGAGCAGGTTGATTTTCTATGATGACATCGCCCGGGCCGAGGAGGTCCGGCCGTCCCTGTCCCCGGAGATGGGGCGGGCGCTGGCGCTGTGGCGGGCGCTGTACCGGGACAGGGCCCCCTGGAAGCGGCCGGGGACGGTGCGCTCGCTGAACCTCGCCGCCGCCGCGGCCGGGGAGATCGCCCGGCAGGTGACCATGGAGCTGGACTGGGACATCCGTCCCGCCGGAGGGGACGGGGCCCGGGCGGACTTCCTGAAGGCCCAGTTCGCCGGCCTGACAAGGGCGCTTCGGCAGAAGCTGGAGGCGGGCTGCGCGGCGGGCGGCATGATCGTCAAGCCCTGGCCCGACCCCGCCACCGGCCGGATCTACTTTGACTTCGCCATGGACTGGAGCCTGTTCCCCATCGCCTTCGACGGGGAGGGCAACCTGGTGGACGTCATACTGCCCGACGAGTATCGGGACGGGGAGGTCATCTACACCCGGCTGGAGCGCCACCGCTTCGAGGCCGGGCAGGTGACGATCACCCAGCGGGCGTTCCGATCCACGAGGGAGGGCTGCCTGGGGCGGCCGGTGCCCCTGAACTCGGTGCCCCGCTGGGCGGCCCTGGCCCCGGAGGCGACGATCACCGGCGTGGACGGACCGCTGTTCGGCTGGTTCCGCGTGGCCGCCGCCAACAGCGTGGACGGGGGCTGCCCGATGGGGGCCTCGGTCTACGCCCGGGCGACGGAGGTGCTGGAGCAGGTGGACCTGCAGTACTCCCGGCTGCTGTGGGAGTTCGAGGGCGGCGAGCTGGCGGTGGACGTGGACCCCACGGCCCTGCTGCCCCGGCCAGGCGGCGGCGAGGCGCTGCCCCGGCTGAACCAGCGGCTGTTCCGGGCGGTGGACACCGGCGCGGAGGGCACCTATCAGGTGTTCGCCCCGGCCCTGCGGGACGCCAGCCTCATCAACGGCCTGAACCAGCTGCTGATGCGCTTCGAGGACCTGTGCGGCCTGTCCCGGGGCACCTTCTCCGACGCGGACCGGCAGGCGCGCACCGCCACCGAGCTGCGGCTGGCCCGCCAGCGCAGCTACGCCACCGTGGCCGACAACCAGCGGGCGCTGGAGCGGTGCCTGCGGGACGCGCTTCGGGCCATGGACCGCTACGCCACCCTCTACCACCTGGCCCCGGAGGGGGAGTGGGAGGCCGACTTCCGCTGGGACGACAGCGTGCTGGTGGACACCGGGGCCCAGCTGGAGGAGCGCCTGCGGCTGGTGGCGGCCGGGGCCCTGGGCGCCGACGAGCTGCGCGCCTGGTACCTGGGGGAGAGCGGGGAGCGGGCCCGCGCCGCCGTGGCCGCCCTGCGCGCCGGGGAGAGGGGGTCGGCGGGATGAGGCTCTGCGACGGGACCGTCACCCTCTACAACGCCCGGGTGGACGGGGCGCTGCGCCGGGAGGTGTACGCGCCCACGGTGCTGAGGGGGGTGTCCTGGCTGGTCCGGGACGCCGCCCGCCCCGGCGGCAGCGGCATGGAGGGCGCCCGGCGGCACCTGCTGCGCGTCCCCGCCGACGTGGACGCCGGCGGCAGCGCCTACGTCAGCCCCGGGGAGTATCGCCGCGCCGGGGACGCGGCCGGCCGGTGGACCCTCGCCCCCGGGGACGTGATCGTGGCCGGGGAGCCGTCCATCGACGACCCCACCCCCGCCCGCCTGCGGGCCCTGGGCGTGCCCTGCGCCCTGGTGACCGCCGTCACCGACAACCGCCGGGGCCTGGCCGCGGGCCGGCACTGGCGCGTCGAGGGGGAGTAGGGCAGATGCAGAGGACATTTCGGAAGGAGGAGGCTCGGCATGGGCAACGGGGAGAGCACCCTGGCCGCCGCGCTCAGGCGGTGGCTGATGGATTGTGAGAGCGTCCAAGGGACGGGCGCCTTCGACGTGGATTACCTGGGCGACGGGCCGGGCTGGGCGCTGCTGACGGCGCCGACGGCCCCGGGGTGGCGTCAGAACATACTGGGCCAGAGCCGGCCGGAGGCGGAGCAGGTCCAGGACTTCGTGCTCGCCCTGCGGGCCCACTGCGGCGCCGACGTGGCCGGGAACCTGGAGAGCCTGGCGGCCCTGGAGGGGGTGCTGGCCTGGGTGGCGCGGAGGAGCGCCGCCGGGGAGCTGCCCGCCTGGCCGGGGGGCGAGGTGACGGCGGTCGAGCCGAGGCGCTTCGGCGGGGCCGTGCAGCGGGGCGCGGGCTCGGCGGTGTACCGGCTGGGGCTGCGGGTGCGCTTTCGCCCGGGAGGCGGGGCGTGAGCGCCGGGGCGCTGGGCTTCGAGCTGCCCGCCGCGCTGGCGTTCGGCGGCCGAAGCTGGCCCATCCGCACCGACTTCCGGGACGTGCTGCGGGTGCTGGCGGCCTTTGAGGATCCGAACCTGTCCCCCAGGGAGAAGGCGCGGGCCTGCCTGCGGGGCATCTATCCCGACGCGGAGGACATCCCCCCGGGGCTTCTGCAGGCGGCCTACGACGCGGCGGTGGACTTCATCGACCACGGCGTCGGCGGCGGCCGGGGCCGGCGCGTGATGGACTGGGGGCAGGACGCCCCGCTGATCTTCCCGGCGGTGAACCGGGCCGCGGGCTTCGAGGTGCGCGCGACCGACTACCTGCACTGGTGGACCTTCCTGGGCTACTTTCTGGAGATCCGGGACAGCACCTACGCCACCGTGCTGGCCCTGCGGCAGAAGAAGTACGGCGGGCAGGGGCGGCTGGACAAGGGCGAGCAGCGCTTCTGGAGCGACAACCGGGCGCTGTGCGAGCTGAAGCCCCGGCGAAGCGACGCCGACCTGGCCGAGCGCGCCCGGCTGGAGGCGCTGCTGGGGGGCGGGACTTCTGACGAGGGATGAGGGAGGTTCTTCTTATGGAAGGGGGACACCTCTTTCGCCATTTGCTTCGCAAATGCCACCTCCCACGGGCCTACCGGCCCCATCTCGCTGAAAACTCTCCACTGGAGAGTTTTCCGGGCGCTCGATGCCCCTCAAGGAGAAGGCTTGGGGGAACGACGCGCTTTCCTTTCCTCCGCAACGAAAATGCTTCTCTCCCTCCCCTTCCTGACAACGACACCGAGGTGGTGAACACATGTCAAACAACGCCATAACCGTGGACTTTGGGCTGCCGGGGGGCGCGGACCTGACGGCGTTCCTTCGGGACGCGGGGGCCGTGCACGCGGCGCTGGAATCGATGAAGGCCTCGGCGCGGGCCCTTGGCGCGGGGCTGAGCCGGGCGGACCGGGGCCTTGTGCGGATGGAGGCCCGGGCCGAGGGCGTGGCGGCGGCGCTGATGCGCTCCAAGAACCTGGCGGACGGCCTGTCGAAGGGCATGAAGGACCTGTACCGCTGGAGCCGGGAGAACCGGCGGGCCTTTGCCGGGCAGCTGGACGGCCTGGCGGCGTCGGCCCGGTACCTGCGGGACAGCCTGGCGGCGATGGCCGCGCCGCTGATCCGGGCGCTGGCCCCGGCCGTCGACTTCGTGACCGACCGGCTGGCGGGGCTGTTCAACCTGATCAACCAGCTGCTGGCGCGGCTGTCCGGCGCGTCCACCTGGGTGGCGGCGAAGAAGGCCGCGACGGCCTGGGACGGCGTGACCGACGGCATCCAGGGGGCCACGGCGGCGCTGAAGCGCTACCTGGCGAGCTTCGACCAGCTGAACGTGCTGGGGGACGGCGCGGGGGACGCCGCCGGCGGGGGCGGCGGGGGCGACGGCGCGGCGGGCCTGTTCGAGGAGCGCCCCATCGAGAGCGGCCTGGCGGCCTTCGCCGACGCGCTGCGCGCCGCCCTCGAGGCGTCGGACTGGGCGTCGCTGGGCGCCCTCATCGGCGACAGGCTGAACCGTCTGGTGGCGTCGGTGGACTGGGCGGCCCTGGGGCAGAAGGTGGGATATTACGTCAACGCCCTGTTCTCCACCGCCTACTGGACGCTGGATACTGTGAACTTCGAGGCCATCGGCGAAAGCATTGCCGAATTCATGAACAACGCCCTGGCGGAGATCGACTTCACCACCGTGGGGGCCGCCGTGGCGGGGCTGTTCACGTCGCTGTTCGAGCTGATGGCTGGCTTCGCGGCGTCCTTCGACTGGGCGCAGCTGGCCGAAAAGCTGGCGGACGGGGTGAACGGCTTCGTCGCCACGCTGGACACAAGGCTGTCGGCCGTCGACTGGGCGGAGCTGGCCCTGCGGCTGACCGAGGGCCTGAACGCCTTCATCGCCCGCACGGACTGGGCCGCCCTGGGGTCGGCGCTGGGCGGGCGGATCAACGACCTGCTGGCCGTGGCCGGCGCCGCGGCGGCGACCTTCGACTGGGCCGGCGCGGGCGCGGCGCTGGCGGAGGGCGTCAACGGCCTGTTCCGCCGCGTGGACTGGGACGGGCTGGGCCTGTGGCTGAACGACACGCTGCTGGGCGTGCTGGACTTCGGCCTGGCCTTCTTCGAGGGCTTCGACGCTGCGGGCTTTGCCGACGGCGTGGGCCGGGCGCTGTCCCGGGTGGACTGGGACGGCGTGGCCCGGAAGCTGTGGGCGCTGTTGAAGGCGGCGCTGTCCAAGCTGGGCGAATTCGTGGGGGCGCTGCTGACGGGCGGCAGCGCGGACGTTTCGCTGAACCTGGAGCTGCTGCGCAAGGGCTGGAGCACCGTCGCCGCCTGGCTGGGCATCGACAATCCGCTATCCGCGCTGCTGGGCCTGGTCAAGGACGGCTGGACGACCCTGCCCGCCTTCGTGGGCATTGGCGGCAGCCCCCTGTCCGCGCGGGTCAACCTGGTGAAGAACAACTTCACGTCCCTGGGCGCGTTCGTGGGCACCGGCACGCCGCTGTCCGCCTGGCTGAGCCTGGTCAAGAGCGGCTGGAGCACCCTGGGCGGCTTCGTGGGCACGGCCAACGCGCTGACCGCGAAGGTGGGCCTGAAGAAGGACAACTGGACGACCCTGGACTTCTTCGTGGGCACGGTCAACACGATCACGGCGTGGCTGAACCTGGCGAAGAACAACTTCACGACCCTGGGCGGCTTCATCGGCACGGGCAACCCGGTCACGGCCGACGTGAAGCTGGAGAAGAGCGGCTGGAGCACGATCGCCGAGTTCGTGGGCACGTCCGTCAAGGTGTGGGCCACGCTGGACAAGGAGTACGATTATCAGACCTCCGGCTATCTGTTCGGCGAGTACATCACGGTGCTGGCCGCGCTGGATATTCCCTACCTGTCCTACATCGGTCTGGGTCTGGTGATCCTCTACACCCTGATCGCCGGCGTCACCTTCCTCGCCTACGCCCTGCGCTACACGAACGTGCGCCGCGCCGAGGAGACTGCCGAGGAGCTCAACACCGACATTTACC